TGGCCTTCTGCCGGGCCGGCTGCCGGGGCCAAGTGAAGGAGGGATGCGTTTATGTGCTGGATGAGCAGGAGCTGAGAAGTCTGTCTGCTGCCGACTATACTTCTTGGAAGTTTCTCACGATGTCAAAGGCGGTTTTTGGCGGGACCCTATACGGGACAAGCACTGTCCTGGACCCCAGGCCCGACCTGAAGGAGGATTCCTCTCGGTGGGAGGCTGTGCTTTCAGAAGCACGAAAGGACCCTGAACTGCACGGACTGCTCCACGGTTTGCGTTGTGGCGGCGCACGACTGGAGCAGCGGCCGCGTGGGTCCCTTCGCCTTAATTATAACCCGCTGCTGAGAGCATGGCAACAGAAGGAGCTTCTAAGCAATTGGCTTGAGCCGAATAGAGATAAGATTCAGGCGGTGTTTGAGGCCGCTGCAGAAAGGGTGAAGAGCAATGAAGAAGATTCAGCAGGTGATTCCCGCACAGAATTACTGGGCGATATGCTTTGACGGAAACAGCTGCAAGGTGCACAGGGTGGCGGCCCTGGCCTTGACTGAAGCCGGGGAGCTTGTGGCCATGGTCAACGATGGGGGCAAGGGGTTCATGCCTGCCATGGAGCTAGAGCATTATCACTCCTTGCTGGAGGCAGCAACGAGGGAAGAGGCCGAGAACTCAGCCAGGTACAAGACTGGCCTGTGGGAGCGTTCACTTCATATTCCAGAGCCGGGGGTGTTTGTTTACCATGACTAACAGAATCAAGAGAGTAAAAGAAATCCTGCTGCCGGAACCACGGTACAAGGTGGGTGCTATGATGAACGACTCCCGCGCAAGGGCAGGGTTTATGATGGAGTGCTGCTTAACTTCTTCCGCAGCGAGATACCCGAAACAGGCGGCGAGGAAGATAGTTACAGCTGGGCAGCGGAAGAACTGTTCAGCAAAGAGGAAGCGGAGCAGCTAGTGGAGTGGCTTCTTGAGCACTTCGGTGACAAGGTTAGTGATGTTGTCATAGAAGAGCGGCGAACCCTTCCGCGGGAGGCCCTTCCCTTCGGAATTCTGGGGGTCCTTGGAATCCTGGATGATTACTGGGTGCTGACCTTCCACCCCAAGTGGAACCTTCCCTTCCAGGCATGGGCGTATTATGACCTTCACGGAAAGCAGCCGAGGAAGTTCGCCTATCTGGAGATGACTTCGGACGGTGACGTAAGGTTTTACAGCGATACTGAGAAATGGCCGGCTGCAGTGTGTGTCGTTCGCGCCGAGCTGGAGCCGGAGAAAATCATCGCTGCACTCGATGAAGTTAAGCGCATCTATGTGGAGGAACTCCAGGAGCGGACCGGTTCCAGGTTTAACCCTGAGGAACTTGGTGACATTCCATTCTAGAACAGGGCGGGGCTGCTGCCCCGTTCTTCTTCTGTTTACCACTCGAACATTTGTGTGTAAAGGTAAACTACTTGACAGAGTGAAACATCGATGGTAAAATGAAAAGAGAGGATTTGAGCGGGGTGGATACAATGGCTAGGCGGCCACCGAGAGCGTGTCGGAAGCCAGGGTGTCCAGGGTTGACATGGGACCGTTCTGGCTACTGCGAAGAGCACATGGACCTGGAGCGCCAGCGGAGGCGTACCGCCGATGCGAACAGACCGGGGCCACGGGAGCGCGGCTATGATACGCTGTGGGATAGGTTCCGTGACTGGTTCCTCAGGCAGCCGGGGAATCAGGTCTGCGCTTTATGCAAGAAGAACATGTCCAGAGTGGTGCATCACATCGTTCCGGTTGAGGAGCGGCCGGACCTCCGGCTGGAACCGAAGAACTGCCAGGCGCTGTGCCGAGAGTGCCATGAGCGGCTGCACGGCCGTAGGGCGTGAAAAAAGTACGAAGCGGCGCTGGGGGACCGGCGGCGGGGGTCAACATTTTGTGCGTCAAGGTTTTGAGCTTTACACTTAGAAGAGGTGTGCCATGGGAATTCGAGGGCCTATCAAACTAGAGAAGAAAAGGGCCGAAATGGAGCGTCAAAGAGCTGCAAACACCGCGGGAAGGAGGCAGACCGTGCCAAAGATGCCCTCCTGGCTTTCTGAAGAGGCCAAGAAGGAGTGGCGCAGGGTGGCCAAGCCCTTGTGGGAGATGGGTCTGCTGAGTGACCTTGACATAAACACCTTGGCCCTTTACTGCGAGACCTGGGCCACTTATCTGAGGAACTTGAGGGTGCTTCAGGAAGAGGGCGATGTGTATGAGCAGGCCAGCGGCAATCTGAAGCAGCGGCCGGAATATTACATCGCCAGGGACGCGCAGCAAGAACTCAGGGAGTTTATCAAGCTGTTCGGTCTATCGCCGTCTGCGCGGATGAGAATGGAGCTTCCCGGCACTGAGGACACTGGCGATCCGATGTCGGAACTTCTTGATTGAGGGGTGGACGTATGTTTGACCTAGAGCGTGTGAAGGAGCATCTGCGAATAGAACACGACTTCGAGGATGACCTGATACTTGGCTACATGGCGGCCGCCAAGAACTTCGCTGAAACGTTCCTTGGCAGAAAGCTGGAAGAGTTCGATGAGCTGCCGGCCACGGTGTTGAGCGGCCTGCTGCTGCACGTTGGGCTGATGTATGAGGACCGCGAGGGCCAGTTTCATGAGAAGAACCTCCAGGCGGTTCGTCTGCTGTACTATCCGCATCGGAGGATGGCGCTATGAAGATCGGGCAGCTACGGCATAGGCTGGAGATACAAGAAAAAAGGTCTGTTATGGACGAATGGGGGAATCAAGTCTCGGAGTGGTTTACGGTGGCTACTGCGTGGGCGGCCATTGAACCTATAAGGGGCGAAGAATACTGGGCTGCCGGTGCGCAACAGAGGGAAACCACTCACAGGGTAACGATGCGCTATGTGCCAGGCGTAACTCCTAAGCATCGGCTGCTTTTCGGCAATCGGATACTTGAGATTGAAAGCACTTTAAACCTGGAGGAACGAAGCCGACTGTTAGAGCTATTGTGTAAGGAGCGGTTGAATGGGCAGAGCGGATAGGGTACTGAAGTTCATATCGCTTCTAAAGCACAGCAAAGCGCCTTTTGCTGGCCAGCCCTTCCGGCCCATGGAGTGGCAGAATGAGTTCATCCGAAAGCTATACGGAACCCTTGGCCCAGATGGAAAAAGGCAGTATCGGCAAGCGCTTCTGTATCTGCCGCGCAAGAACGGAAAGACGTTTCTGGCAGCTGCTTTAGCACTTTATCATCTGGTGGGCGATGGGAAACACGGCGCAGAGGTTTATCTGGCAGCCGGCTCCAGGGACCAGGCTTCCATCTGCTTTAACCAGGCCAGGGACTTCGTGAGAATGAACCCTACCTTGAGCAAGCGGCTGAGAATCATTGACTACAAGAAGGAGATTCATGACGACAAGACCAGCAGTGTGCTGAAGGCGCTGGCGGCCGATGGAGGGCTGGCGCACGGCCTTAACCCTACGGCGGTTATCGCGGATGAGCTGCACATTTGGACCGGCAAGACCGGCCGGGAGATGTGGGAGGCTTTGGTTACTTCCTTCGGCGGTAGGGATGAGCCTTTGCTTCTAGCCATTAGTACGGCCGGTTATGACAAGGCCAGTCTGTTCTATGAAGTCTATATGCACGCGAAGCGCGTGCAGGAGGACCCGGACCTAGACCCTACATTCTTGCCGGTTCTGTATGAGGCAGGCCCGGATGACGACTGGCAGAGTGAAGAGACCTGGCTCAAGGCGAACCCGGCCCTTGGGGAGTTTCGCAGCATCGAAGATATGCGCGCTTTGGCGGCCAAGGCCAAGGAGAGCGCGGCGCTGGAGAATTCATTCCGGAGGCTTTTCCTCAATCAGTGGACAAGCAGCGAAACGACCTGGATTCCGGCGCACCGCTGGGAGCAGTGCGGCGCTCCAGTGGACCCGGAGAAGCTGGTGGGCCGCGTGTGCTATGGTGGCCTGGATATGAGCGCCACCACCGACTTGACCAGCTTCGTGCTTGTGTTCCCTGATGATGAGGACCCGTGCAATTACGACATTCTTCC